GTAAAATAAACCGACCCAAACTCAATAATCTTGCAGTAAAAAGCATATAGCTAGGACCCAGACAAATGGGAACTAAACTATTGCAGTAAAAACCTGTAAGTTTAATTGTGTCTGGGTTCGCCCTCTCCCTGATCCCACTAACCGCACTAGTGGGGGGGTCCTTTATTTGTGGACAAAGAGGACTCCACGTGGTCACTCGGCCGAACCGGTATTACCACGGGGCTGCATTGCAGCTTAGGCTTGCGCCTTTAAGCCGCGCCTGGGACACTAGCATAACGATAAATTCTCGGCACACAGAGGAAGAAAAATGCATTGAAATCAGGTCCGACGCTAAAATAGCGACGGATGAATTGCGCACTTTCTCTAGCCACTGTGGCTGAGGTTGATCGTGGTGCATAGCGCACTAGAACGCGGACTCGTTCTCGACGTTGTCGTGGGCGATTTTGTCCAGTGACAAAAGCCGAGACACGAGTTGTGTCGAACCTGTAATTGAACAGATTCGGCAAAAGAACCGACTTGCCCTCCCCGTTAAAGGGGGAGGCAAGGACAGCGCACGAACGTGTGTCCGTTTGGTTCGCACCGTCAAATGACCCTGTCTCCTCGAAGAGAAGAGAATTAATATTGCCAGCAGCAACGGCAAAACCAGTTTGTTGCCAGGCAAGTGAAGAACTTGATAAATCAGGATCTTTCAACTCTCTCCTTATCTCGAAGGACAAGCGGTCGTTTGCGTCTTGGGATTGGCTTTCATAATGCCAATACATAGACCCGCGAATACCCTTAAAACAGGGAATCCACATATGGAAAGGAGTGTTAAGCGCCCAAGCGTACGGTTTAGCGCCGGCCACAAAGCTAGAAGCGGAAAAGTTGGACGTAGGATCATACCCGTTAAAATACGGGTAGATCGTATTAGTCCAAATATTATACCGCAACTTTTCAGAGGCAGCTGGAGCATTGTCACTCATGATAGAGACGTTCGGGTGTGCTCGCCTTAAAACTGTGCGCAATGAACGCACAGGATCAGCGAAAAACACATCAAATTGTTTCTCATCAGGATTATCGTCATGGGCACCCGAAATCGAAATTTCCCCAGATTGGGGTTTAAAATAAGAATAAGTGCGATCGAAAGGTAGCTTTGGAACGCAAAATTCGAGATTTGGGGCACCACGAACGAAAATCAATATATCAACCCCAGCTGTAGGTTCAGGCGCTGAAAGCGCATTAAGCACAAGCAAAGTCAATATTCCATTAGTGGTTTCTGGGTCCACGAAATCGGCGAAAACGTCGCCCTTAACGCGGAGGTAAGATTTGGCACCAAGTGCCAGCATGTTGGGTGTCGCCAACCAGTGGCGCGCTTGATTATACGGAATCCGCACCTCAATATCTTTTTCGAGAGAAATATCCACAATTCTATTTAAAGATGTGTTATTATTGGCACTCGAGCCAAATAACGAGGAAACAGGATCCCACGATAAGCGCAAACGACCTCTGTGATATTCGGTGGCAATAACCTTAAACCGAAATATCAAATCACCACGCCAATATCCAAACGTGCGCGAAAGCAAGCCTACTGGAGATATCGAAATTTCGTCCCCATTTACAGCATTTGGTGCACGGATGTAATGTAGAGGGTGAACAGGAGTGGCCGCAAGAGTGACTTGAGGAGCATCCGTAGTGGCCCAAGAGCAAGTGCCTATATAGCATTCGCGCTGCGACACATTTGAAATCGTAAGCTCGTCGACATCACCAAGACCCACAGTACGTGGATCGACACACAATTCAGATTTTGGGTCAAGTGTCATGGTATCACCAGGTACAGAAATAGCCGCTGAAGAAAACGCATGATACGGAGCTTGCCGAACAGGTTCTACATTCGCAATATTGGGAGGATTAGTCCACCCGAAAAGCGATGCTATAGAGCCGACGGCAGAAGCACCAATAGACGTTGCCTTAGCAAAAACACCTATACCAGGAATGGAACTCAAAGGGCGCGTCACCGCAGCAACAGTACTAGCAATGCTAGAAATGGGTTTCTTAGCATATTCATCAGCACTCTTAGCCGTAGCAGCTTTCCACATTTGAGGCGCTTTGTCCGCAACTTGGGACATAACGCCCATCTGTAGAGGCGCTTTATGAGTCAAACCTGACATTTGAACTTTTTCGAACCAAACATAAACTTGGATATCAACGAATTGTCCGACGCTACCATTAGCTGAAATGAGAGGTTCTACCTCTAAGAGGTGAAGAGCTCCCATATTAGCCACTTCAGAAGCGCGCGTTAAATCCAGCCAATCCAAATCGTACATAAATGGAAAAACAATCTCTCCTCCCTGACTATTTTGTGGCATAAGCCACACGTGAGGGAACTGAGAGAACTCCATAGTACGCAGACTAGTTGTTGCCGCCGAAGCAGTTAAGTCGTATCCAAAAGCTTTAAGTGGTTCATAAGCTGCGATGATCGCCCCATACAAAAACGGAGACGAATCTATCATCAGCTTAATATGCAACTCACCTTGAAAAAAGGCAAAGTTCTCAATCTTACGCGTAATAGCTGGTGAACTAAAATAAGAAGTCCACACATTATTGGAAACCAAGCCCAGGGAAGAACCCTGAGACCAAGTGACAGTTTGCACTAGCGTAGGTCGGCTCAAAAAGTCGCCGAGCTCGCCGGTAGCAATCTTATCCATCCAAAACGTGCTATCAGGCGCGTTAGGCTGAGTGTACAAAGCCTCTCTCGAATTGTCAGTGAATTGCGTGGTCTGAGTTTGTTACGTAAAACCGGTGACCAATTCCGATTGCGCGACACCAACATTTTCTGGCACTTCAATTCGATGTGCCTGGGACATGGTGCCCATTGTATTTGTATCTGTATTATTAGAGAGCGTTTGTTTAGACCACACACTTTCGCTCAGTTGGTGTGCAGTTTCGCCGATTTGATCATAGCCTTTGTTTGTAAGAAGCCACACATGATCACTAGAATTGAATAATTCTGCTTCTTTCACTGTCAGATTCACTGCTCGAGGGCTCGTTCGGCAACGACCCCATTGAGGTACTAGGACAGCAGATGTCTGTTCGCTTTGTCTCGCGTAGTCGTCATCTTCAACTACTGGCCTATAATTATCTTCTCTAAAGCGCCGCGAAGCTTCGTCATATCGATTAACAAGTGTGTCCCACTGGGGAAACGGCTCGAAAGAATCGATATAACGCAACAAATCATTATCACGACACACATTGAACAACTTTAAACGACGGGACTCAAAAATAGATTTCCCGTACCAAAAGTACTCATCAAGTGCCGATCTAACAACCTGCAGCATGTGCTGTTGTGCTACGTAATTTTTTCCTTTTACGCAGCGCGTTAGCATTTTGCTAATAGAAGAATGGTCTAAAGGCCCAACCATTGCATCCAAATCCGGACTATAACGAAAACTACGCTTCAAAAACGTCGCTTCCGAAATGTTGATGAATGGACGCGAAGCGACATCCTTCTCCGCCATGGTGTATTCCACACCAATGGTACGGAGAGCTGCCGCCATAGATGAATGATTGAAAAACGTATTAGTCTCGCTAACACTCATCAAATTGTCATCTCCATATGTGAGGAGACATATTTCTTTGCGAAATGGACGCAAAAATTGTTGGCACGCCATAACGTGCACACTAGTTAGTTCCGCTTCTTTAGCTTTTAATAACACGTAGGCGTATCTCACATAAATACTATTCACTATTGAGTTAATAATAACTGTGAGGGGATGCCCACTGGGATTCGTGCCAAAGAAACGAACAAAATCCCCAAAGAAATCAGTAGTTGGAAAAGCTATGTCATGAGCTATACAATCAATAGCGGATAAATCAATGTCCGTATATCCAGCCTTGGCGCACAATTTCTTAATTATATTAAACGCAGACAAAATAAAACACGGACTCATTCGCTTATCAAATTTAGAGTAGTCTCCAGCAATGATGCGATCCTTACCATATTTCGTTACGTGTTCATACAATTTGTGCCATTCATAGCTCTGTGCTTGGACACCCACTGCCATTTCGAACGTGAATGCGTTTCTTTGCATAACACGCACAACTGGCAATAAGAATTTCCGCATGACCAATGAAAAATCCATAGGAGCACAACTAAACACTCGAGTAGAACCTTTCTCGGCTTTAGATATTGTGACTGGTTCATCCTTCAATGAAGCGCGAAACACTGGATGATATTGCATTCCTTGCGCATACCTATCTAAAATAAGTTGGTAGCGCTCACGCATCTCTGGTGTTATATCCACTTTGTCTGATTTGGTGCCGTTAGAGTCCACCTCAAAAACTAGATGTTTCAGTTTAGATTCACACCACGGAAAACCAGCGGACGTGGACCGCTTCATGGCATCGAGGTAAGTAATTCCATCGGCGCCATTTATAGCTGTTTCTAGATCAAGTGGAGCAATGAGTGCCAGCTCGGAGGATGGTAAATGAATAAGAACGTCCTCCAAAAACGAGTCTTCACATGCTTGTAAGACTCCATAGTCCACTAACTCATAAGTTTGCTTTGCATGTTCCAACATCGCATGTTTAGGCACGAAACCTCGCATCATAGGTGGCCTCATTAAATCCAAAATTGCTAATTCCCCGTCATCGGAAGTGGCGGATATAATAGCGTCTTTAAGGAGAGTATTTCCCACTTTGGAGCCCATGCCATCACGAAATTCAAACGAACCAAAATACTCCATGCTACCCTTGTCCTGAAGAAACCGAAATGGGCTCTTTGGGTGGATGGAACTCTGAACTTTTAATTTACCTGTCTTCTCACTCTCCAACAAAGGTGCATTAGGTGCTACCCATGCTTGAGCGGGAAAATTGGAAATCAAGGTTCTTAACATTTTCACGTTGAGACGCGTTGCAAAAGCTCTTTCCTTAAACATAACATATCCCCCAGATACATGTATACCAAGAATGATAAGTCTGCCTTCAAACTCCCCGAGAAGTGGGGAACCGCAATCCCCATCAAGAGTGGCTTGTCCTGCTACTGCACGATATGTCTTAAGGCGCAAAGCAGAGTTATCTGGTAGCTGTAGTGTCGTGGTGTCCGCCACAATATTGGTGTAACTTTCTACTGTAACTTCTCCGTTCTTCTCACGGCGCAATCGATATCCATTAGTCTCTGGTATTTGAGTATCATCCTGGAGAAAATACTCCAAGACGTGAGGATTGTTCGGAAGATCCGAGACTCTAAAAACACACAAATCCAATGCTTCATCGATAAAAACATTTTGGTTATAAATCAATGCGAATTTCCTTCTAAAACCAACAGCGTCCTTTTCGGCACATTTCGTGATATACATCCCAGCTGGTTTGTCCCACAAGAAATGAGCGTTTGTGATATACAACTGTCCGCCTAAAGCGAAAGCTCTCCCATATTTGGAAGGACGTTGCTCACTCTCTATGGTCTCAAAATAAAAGCAATTTCGCTTAAATAGCTCTATTTGCTCTTGAACAGAGATACCTTTACGGGAGAGTAACTGGCGTGACATATCGTAAGCCGAAAGGGTAGGAGGTTCCTGCCACTTCCAAACATTCTCACGTTCCATATGAGGTTTAGGCTTCACTGACGAAAAACCACTACCATCTGGTGCGTATGTAGTGTTACGAACGCGATATCCTGTCAACCACTCAAACCCCTTTCGGGATAGTGCGTAAACAGTATAAAAAGCGAGCGACACTGTTACAAAGGCTGTAAGTTTAGCTGCCAAACTAGCATCATAAAATTTCTTTTTCAACCGTGAACACGCTCTCATAAGAATGGCCCAATGAATAAGTTTTTGTAAATCGGAAAACCCCTCATGGTAAAATCTCAGCCAACGTGCGTTAGTAACACGAACGGACTGGTGGAGAGCGTAAAATATACGATCCCGCCACTCCATCTTGACAGTGTCAATTGATCCATCAGAAGTCGTCCAATACGATTTTATAAATTGCATGGACAAAATGATAGGAAAAATATCGAATGTGTAAGAGACATAAATCAAAAACTCGCGAAAAGTGAAATTAATAGCCCCAGCTAAAAAACCAGCTATGGACCAAATCGCTAAACACGGACCAAAAGAGAAATATGTACCGGCAGTAATAAACCACCGCATACCAATGATCTCCCAAGTATATAAACATCTCAACATTCCAATAAACCCGTCAAAATACGCATCATATTTCCCAAACATGTTGTGTGATATCAGAGAAAGAACCCAATGAGACGTGAAGCAGCTGATAATCGCTGCTACAAAGGTCCACATTATATAAAGACTCTCTGCAGCTCCCCCGCATTGCGGTCGCAAATTGGGAGATCTACATTCTCCTGAACACGTGCCAAAACATTCGGCACACATGTGAGCATTAGCGTAACTGGCATTAGCAGAGGACACTTTTGCACATTCGGTATAATAGTCTGCAATAGCTCGTCCATACCACGAAAGCAATTGAGAAGTGTCCCATCCTTCGCCTATAAGCTGATAGTCCGCACAAGGCGTGTTAGAACTTTTTCCAGGTATCACTTTTTCCACTTGAAACTCCCACAAATTGTCGTATTGACCATCGTTAGCGGGAACTTTAGTGGAATCAAGCATAGGATTAAGACTCCCATCATTATATTTAGCATACTCTTTCTTAGGAAGTACGGTAATAACATATGGAAATCGACGTTGTATTGCAATTGGAACAGAGAACCAATAGGCCGCATTTAACGTTTTCACATTAGTAGAAGCCAAAAACAATTTTGGTTCAACAGGATAAACTCCTTTACGCTCTAATTCCGCCTGAGGTGGTGTCCAAGGCATGATATTCACAATGCGCATGATCTCCTCTAACGTATCATCGGAGGTCGCTTTGGCCGGAGCCACAACGGCAACATCATCAAGCATAATACACCACTGGTAGGTACTAAACCCACTCCAGTATTCATCAGCTGTGCATCGATTATACACAAAACTTTCATCAGCACTGAGGGGTTTGCCCAAAACTGTACTAACTTTAGCAAAGTGTGCAAAAAGCATCTGCATAACAGATGATTTGCCTACAGACGAGGGACCATGAATCAATAAAGAAAAAGGAGGTGTGCGTTGGCTTTGAGCTAATTGTCGCAATTTGAAACTACGATCAAGATCAAGCAACAGACTCATCTTATGATCAAAAACTCGTTGTTCAAACCCTTCCAATAACTGACGATTCTTCTGCAAATACTGACCATCAACAATACAGTCAGCCAGCTCCTTTTGGAAAGACTCAACGGAGATACCAAAGGGCTCCGGGTTAGACAACACGGTGTAATCGCGCTGCAGCTTATCGTAGGTAGCCAGCCACTGGGACACTCTATTACTCGTGAAAATAATATCGCAAGGATCCCCAGTTAACCAAAATTTCTTCAAATTAATCAACAAACACTTGGTGGTTTCAAGAAAAGTTTTTAGCCCAGTAATTCCGAATTGAAACGGATTGTTAGCGAGCAATTTAGAGTAGTCTTTAAACAACTTTGTGTCTGACATAGGATTAATATTATACTCTCTAAAACACGTAAGACTCATCACAAAACCCGCTAGTTTAGCGCAGAGAGTCAGTAACTGACTCGCCGTGAACTTATCTACGATATTTAAAGTAATGTCGATCGCTTCCTCAGCGCCAGATTGTGCTCGATAGGCTATAAAGTCTTCAAAAACTATAAAAGCCATTTTACGCAAACCACGTGCAGAGGAAAGCAATAGACTATTAACGCCAAGATGATGCTTGATGGCATGCATAATAGCGCGTAAAATATCTTCCTTATCTCGAGACCGCTGTATATCTCTACACAGCAAAATAGACATCTCGAGATGGTGCATCACCCACTCTGTGGTGGGCTTGGGAAATTTATCCCAGATGGGCATGTCTCTAATGGACTCCTCAAACTGGTCAAAAATATCTGATGCATTATCATATTCCCCGGATTGGAACGTAAAGTTTTTATTTTGTTTTCCGTTATGGTTATTTTTATTTTCTTTTAATAAATTTTCTTTCCGGGGTGAAGCTGGAGGAGAGAGAACAAATCTCTCTTCTAACCAACTTTCAAAAGTAGCCGCGCGGGGCAAAGGCACTGCGAGGCTTTCACGAACCATCCTCTCACAGTAGACGCACTTGAAGCGACATACATGTGGAGCACAGGTTGTGGATTTCGTTTGGGGCGGTGTCACCGGTTTATCCCCTTCAAGGTTTACTCCTGAATGCTTTTCGTAAAACGCTGCAGAAATCGTAAGATCGTTCATGTTGCTCTCTCTATATCTAAATCTGCTCTGTTTTGTAAAAAGTTCTGCTATATTTAACATCTTTAGCTGTTCCATAGAAGATGTGTTGTGAAATAAAAGGCCCACTACAACAATAGTGGGCCAGTGAGCTTTTGCAAAAGCCCGAAAACCTGCTCTTAATAGGCAAGTGGATACGCTTCAATCAGGCATGTTTGTCCCTAAGCGTACCAAATACCTAAACAGTGGTGCTAAACAAAGCACCCTCAGGGTTTTTGCAATAAGACGTGTTAAATGGTGATAACATATATATATGGACCATGGCTACACATAGCAAGGCGGTATAAAGCGCCGATACATTGTGTACCATAATTGGGAAGCCATATAAATATGTGTTTCATCCATTCGGTGAACGCCGGCCTTAGCTAAGCCGAAACAAACTTATACGCATGTACTGTCAGAATGACAGCACATACGC